GCAAGTCGAGTATTATGGGATTCGGCTTGAACTTACAGTGCTGCCATGATGTAATCTTTTGCGGAATTAGCCATTCATTCGAGGCATACTATCAATCCGTAAGACGATGTTGGAGATTCGGTCAGCAGCATCCCGTCAACGTGCATATCGTAACATCCGAATTCGAGGGAGAGATTATCTTGAACCTGAAACGAAAACAACAGGACGCGGAAGCTATGGCTGCGGCAATGGTATCCGCGACGAAAGAGATCGTATGAGCGCAGATCACTTTCGCATATATCACGGTGACTGCGTGACTGAAATAAACAATATTGCAGACGAATCCATACACTACTCAATTTTTTCTCCGCCTTTCGCCAGCCTCTACACATATTCTCCCGTTGAGCATGACATGGGAAACTGCGCGACGCATGAGGAGTTTCACGAGCATTTTTCATTCCTCGTTCCCTCATTATTCCGCGTTATGAAGCCGGGAAGAAACCTGAGTTTTCATTGCATGGATTTACCGATGAGTAAATTCCGCGACGGCGTAATCGGCTTAACGGATTTTCGCGGACTCTTGATTCGTGCGTTTCAAGATGTTGGGTTCATTTTTCATTCATCGGTTACGATATGGAAAGACCCTGTTACCGCCATGCAACGAACGAAAGCAATCGGCTTATTGCATAAACAACTCAAGAAAGATTCGTGCATGAGTCGCCAAGGTATCCCGGATTATCTCGTAACGATGCGCAAGCCGGGAAAAAACCTAGAACCCGTAACGCATTCTAATGAATCATTCCCTGTTGAAATGTGGCAGCAGTGGGCTTCTCCCATATGGATGGATATAAACCCAAGCGAAACATTGCAGCATCGTAGCGTACGCGAAGACGCAGACGAACGTCACATTTGCCCGTTGCAGTTAGAAGTCATCCGGCGCGGTATCCGGCTATGGTCGAATCCCGGCGACCTCGTGCTTTCCCCGTTCATGGGAATCGGTTCGGAAGGCGTCGTCGCAATCGAAGAAAAGCGCCAATTCGTCGGCATAGAACTCAAGAAGTCCTACTTCGATCAATCCAAGGCGAACCTTGAAGCCGCCGTTTTCGACCTCGAACGGCACCTCACGCTCATCTAGTTATAGCGCGTTGCACGCACCGTCCAAGGCTGATTCGAGGGATCGAATGAACCGCCGGTCGCCGTCAAGGCGAACGTCACCGTTTGATTGTTTGCCGTTGTGCGCCCCTTGCCATACACCATGATGATGCTCTCGGCATTGAAGGCGGTATGCCCGTTTGCGTTCGTCAAGAACCCGCCCGTCATCGTTCCGCCGATGAGCGCGAGCGTGATGGTCATGTTCGTGTTGCTCGTCTCTTGCACGCCGTAGAAGACCTCGATGAACCACTGTCCATAATTGGGAATTGAAAACGATGGGTTGCCGCCGTTGCCGTCGTTTATGAACGTCGTGCCTACGGGAAACTGCGACGGAGGCGTATAGTTAATTGCATAATTACCGCCACTTTTCGACAGAGACAAAGTTGAAGATGTAAGCGTGCTTACGACTTGATCGCTACCCTGGAAGACCGCGCCGCTGAATGCTCCATTCTGCCCGTAAAAACTACCCGATGCGGCGACGTTGCCGCTCGTGTCGATCGCGACGAGCGCGCCGGTTCCCACGGATCCGATCGCAAGCATACTGGCGGTGATACCGCGAGACGATAGGCCGATCGAAGGACCTAGTCCCGTGTACGATGCGCCGCCGAAGAATCCAATATGCAGGCCCGCTATCGTGCGATTCGTGTACGGTTGCGATGCGAAGAAGCTGAGTGCCGTTGTTTGCCCGCTGAAGTTTCCCGTCGTTGCATTCGTGATCGCGCCGCCGAGAGATAGGTTTCCATTCGCCGCGACGTTCGCGCCAAAGGACGCGGAGCCGGAGATATTGATCGATCCGCTCTGCTGAGAAGCGGGATTCAGTTGGACGGTATTTGCGAGTTGCGTTTGGTTTACGAATGAGGAAAGAATGCCCGCGGTGTCGGCAGCGAAAACGATGTCCCCGACGTTCCAAGCACGTGCACTCGTGCCTTCTTGCCCGCGTAGGCATGTCAAATTGCTTCCCGAGTTCGCGGTAACATAGACGATTTCGTAGAGCGTTTGCGTTGCGAGGTCGTTAAGTGTTACGGCCCATACGTACCCTGCGGGGATCGTGGGAAAGTTCGCGGACGATGCGAGCGTGATCGTCGTCGCCGTTGAGCTAATCGCTCCCGCTAAGGTGGTCTTAACATTATTTGCAAAAGCGTACAATGACATTAAATGACCTCTTTATCCAGATCGGCCTTCAACTCTTCGAGCGCGATGATGCCGCCTTCTACGCGCGCAAGGGAAAAGAGAATCACTTTCAGCCGTTGCGCGATCCCAGCAGACTCCGCCTCTAGGCTCCTGACCTGCTGCGTGAGCGTATCCATGTATGCCTTTGCGCTGTTGATTTTCTCGTTGATATTCATCAAACTATGCTCACAGTTGCGGAGAGTTGGAAGGGAAAAGATAACGTACCAGAATTAAATGCATCCTGGAAGTACGTCGATGCCGGATTCGCCGACGACGGTACCGTGATCGCATACGATAGACTCGGCGACGTGACAACCGCGACGCTCACGGCCTGCGCCTGCGTTGCGGTGATATCCGTGCCGTTGACGCCGTAGAGAAAGCGCGCGACGCGCTTGCGTATCACGTTCGCGTTCGTCATGCGCCCGTCGCAGATGTATGTAAGCCATGTAATCACGCGCTTGTAAAAATCATCGTTCGCCGTGACAGCAGTCCCCGTCTCGAAGAAACTGCTGCCGTCGATCTCCATTGTGTCTAGCGGAATGCCGTCGATATTCGCGACGATGATATGCTTCGCAAGCGTGGAGAACACGGGACGCGGTATGCCGTATATTCCTTGGCCGATCCAATCGAGGAGTTGTCCGTTCACGTTCGGGTTCGTGTATAGTGCGAGCGGCGTTTCATTGAACCAGTCAAGATAGGACTGCGCAATGATATTGTACGCGCTGAAGAACGCGACGATGTTCGGATCGTCTTGATATTGCACATACGGATAGGCTTTTAATATCTCGGTAAGCGGCGTAGGCCACACGGGAGCAGGGTTAGGCGTCGGCTTTGGCCCGAGAGCCTTTCCGCTCGCAGATACATGCTGATCGTCCTGTCGCGTCGCGGCACTGGCGCTGAACGACTCGGCGCCGATAGCTGATACGCGCTGCGCATCTTGAATCGTCGCTCCCGCGCTAGTTTGAGCGGTAAGAATCGCGGAGACCTGCGTCGCGCGAATGTGCGGCGACGCGCTCGATTCAAGAAACGCGGAGACCTGCGTCGCGCGAATGTGCGGCGACGCGCTCGATTCAAGAAACGCGGAGACCTGCGTCGCGCGATTAGCCATGCTCTTACGAAATTACCTTAATGCCAATTTGCAGCGTTGAGGCATCCGCAACGATCCAGGCCGCAGACGTAAAGGGATTAGAATCCCACGTTCCTTGTATGTAGCTATACGTCGTGCCGATAGTATATGTAGGCCCAACGAAAACCGTTGTCCCATTCGAAATACATACGGCGACCTGACGAGTTCCAGCATCGTCTTTTCGTACCATTGAATATACCGTAAGCGATTCAAATGTATTTAAACCGGACGGCACACTCATTGGATAAAGATCAATATCGCCAGGCGTAAGATCGTCGACGTACGTCACATCGTAATTAGGCTGGGCATCATTGACGCTTTGCCAATTCGTTGCTGCGGGCGATGTCCCACCAATCGCCCAATTCGTATTTAATCCCGCACCGATTGGTCTCCCAGTAAGTTGTTTGATATCTCCCATAAACGAATTATTTGTCGATCCAGTTGTGTCGTTCACATACACATCTGCGAAATTGTAATTGTCTCCTCCCGAATCTCCAGAAAATTGTAATATACCAGCGGCTGTTGTAGTATTTGAGGTCTTTATACCAGTGAATGTTAGAGCCGGAATGTTCACTCCATTGATCTGCGTGGTAAAGCTGCCTGTCGTCGATGTTGACAATACAATCTTAAATTCAATGTAATTCCAAGCATTTAATAGCACCGTATAAGAACCGAGGATAGTTCCAGCCCAATTCCGCACGGATAATAATGATGTATTACTATCATGATAAAGATACATCTGCGTGGTATTAGAAACATCAGAAAGCATCATCCGTACTTGAGCGCCTCTGAAATAATAAGCACCGCCAACGATAATGGTGCCAGGCGTTCCCGGTATATTGTATTTTAAATCATTCCCTCCTAATATCTGAACCCCATATCCGCCTAAGCGACCTTGCGCTGTTCCTACAGCGTTCGGAGTTCCGCTCGTCCATTTGCCTGCCGCAAAGTCTGCAATGTTCTCGATAGCGAATGATTCTTTGAGTAAATTTGCCATGTTTTATCCTTGTGCGCTTGTTGCGCCGCTTGGGGAAATGTAAAAATATGTTTCCGCATCTGGCGCAGGAATTATTGACGTTCCAGCCGTTGGCGTTGCCGTTATACTGTTTATTGTGACTGCAAATATAAGCGTCGTCAAATTCACGGCGGCGAGAACCGGCGCGATAGCGACCTGAATCGCTTCGGTCATCACGAGGAGATTGATCGGCTGTCCGACTTGAATCCCATTGATGTATGCTTGCATAGCTTTGACGATCAAAAGGTCTACCACAAGCGATGAAGTGAAGTTGACGAGCGTTGTATTCCAGGTCGCGGATATTCCAACAACGGCTTGAGGCGGCGAAACAAAAACAACGTTGTATGTATCAGGGGCATCATAAATTG